CGAAAGTCTGAGATCCTGTACCTACAATTAGATCGCCTTTAGCTGCGATTTCTGTAGCCATTGAGTTCGTAATAGTTACGGTGCCTGAGGTACCTCCGCCGCTAATACCTGTACCTGCGGTAACGCCAGTAATATCACCGGCTGCATCTGTTACCCACGTAAAGTCCATATCCGTATTAGAATTTTTACTCAATACCTGTCCCGTAGTGCCGCCTTTAAGATCGACTAACGATCCATCGATAGAGTCGCCTAGGGCTTCGATAGCCGTCGCTCCATCTTTTACTAAGTCGGTCGATGTAGGTACCGGCCAATTAAAATTAGGCGTTACTGTTGCCATTATGTCAAACCTCCAAATGCGTTTTCCCACTCAAGTGTAGCGTTTACACCTGTCCAAATCAGGCTAGGCGGGCTTACTGTGTCCCATTGTGGCGCGACCAATGAGAAATCTGTGGGGCTCAAAGTGAGCGTTATATCGACAAACTGAGGCGTGGCCCTAATAGCAAAGCCCTCTAAAAAGCCGTTAAAAGATCCGTTAAACATATTTATAGGTAAATCGTTAATAACAATAGGCTCACCAAAAAATACATTTATGAGCTTGTTTCGCTCTGCATCCGGTAAATCTGCATTATCTAATCTAAAGGTAATTGCCTGTAACTGCTCACGTGGGATAGCCCGGAGCCCTAGCTCACGATCCATTACATCATTTACATCTGACAAGTTATGCAGGTTAGAACTTACGCTGCGCTGATAGCGCCCATAGTTAGCGACGGAGGCGGTATCTATCGCCGTTGCCTGATTATTGTAATTATTACCATAGTTAAATACGAGCGAGTTACGGATCTTGCCTATTTGTAAGATTGACTTCACGCTCGAGGGGATAGCGTAATTAGCCGAGATAGTCGTATAGCCGTTAGCCGATAAATAGGCAGTACGGTGATCGGCATCGGCGTAACAGACTCGTCCCTGTTTGTCCTCATAAATATTACCGAGCGCGCTTTGTGCTATCTGAGCGCATAGGTTATAGCTGCTAAACGGATCAGCGGAGCGAGAAATCATCTCGTAGAGTCCAGGTTGATCGATCTCGCCAAGGCCTACGTTTTCTGCATCGGCCCACGTAGTCGTAGGGTCGTAATCCTGCCATTGTAAAGCCGGAGCAACCTCAAACCACGAGTTAATAAGTAGCTCATTGAGTATGTCGTATATTTGATTGCCATCCTCAGTTTTAGGCAAGGCATCCGGGAACAAAGCTTTCGTTAATTTAGCCAAGGATCCTACAGCCAAAATGTTACCGATTGTTATAAAGCCGACTTCCTCAGGCGAGCGTACCGAGATACCAAAATCGGATACCGTACCGCCAAAAACAGGCACGTAAACTCCTGAGCTATTTTTAAGCTCTAGGGTAAGGCTATCGGTAACGTCTACATCAAAAGCCGAGTTATCTATGTTTACGATTTCCATACGAGCGTAGCCGGCGTTGCATTGTAGATCGACATCATCGCGACCAGTTGCCATATTTACGCTTAGCACGTTTGTATACTCAGTCGTGCCTACGATTATTTTCCACTCAGGGAGCCAAGTACTCACGATACTAAGTAATTCCCGGAGCCGCGATTAGTAGTCGTGCCTCTGTAACCCGATTGATTAAGTAAATCTTCAATAGCTCGAGCAATAGCTTCAGGATCTCCCACCCCAGTATTTACCGTAATGTTAATATCTCGATCAAAAGCTCCAATACCTCCGCCTACACTTCCGTTACCTGTTGCGACTAAAGCTTTTGCCTCGGCGGATTGGAAAGATTGAAAACCGTATTGTGGGTTGCCGAGCGCCTGAGCGGTCAAAATTTCCATATCTCGCATATTAGACGACTCTAATAAAGTAGCAATAGCGTTAGCTCTTGCAGTAGCGGCATCTGCATATTCTAAAATAGCTGCGATGTTAGCTGCGGTAGCTTCTGCCTTAGGTATAAAATCGATCTTTTCGCCAACAATACCAATTTCAGTTATGCCTCGTCCGACACCTTGTAAAGCCTCAACAGCAGCCTTAGCCGCAGCATCGGCAGCAGCTTTTTCAGCGGCTCGCCTTGCTAATTCTGCCTCAAAAAACTTCTTTAGTGCTGCTTCTTGTTCTAACTCAAAGGCCGTTTTACCACCAAGAGGTTTATTTCCTGTCGGACCGCCTCCTGTCGGACCGCCTCCTGTCGGACCGCCTCCTGTCGGACCGCCTCCTGTCGGACCGCCTCCTAAGCCTCCTACGGTTGGCATCCTGTTTAATTGCGCTATGTAATCTTGTAGCGATTTTAGGCGAGCATCATCGGCGGCTTTTTGAGCCTTGGCTACTCGGTCTATCATTGATAACTCGGCAGACTCGCGTAATAAAGTTGCAGTATTTGATGCACTTGTAGTTCTACTAATAGCAGCTAAACGAGCAATTTCTGTAAGTTGGATCTGTACGCGCTCGCTATATTGCTCAGCTGAGGCTAATTGACCAGCCGCAGTAATGGCGGCGTTATATTTCTTAAATGCTTCCTCACGTGCGATTTCTTTATCGCTCTCAGCCATTTTAGATTTATCGATAGCAGTAAGTTCATTGAGTAACTGCGTGTTGATTGAAAGTAGCGTTGCATCGCTGATTTCTTTAATGCCTGCTAACTTGGCTAAATCTGCGTTCTTTTGTAGCGCGGCTAGTTCGCCTATTTTCCTGAGTGCTAAATCGCCGTTATCTTCCTCGATGGCGATAAGGGCCTCGAGGCGCAGGCGTGTCTCTTTGTCATAGGTAGCCTTGAGAGCTGCGGCTAATGAGATACGAGTAGTATCAAATACGGCCGCTGCTTTTGATAACGAAAGTTTATTTTTCTCTGCTAATTGCGCTTTTTTCTGTAAAGCGATGAGCTCTTTTTGACGCTTAAGAGCCTCTTTGTCCATCTTAGTTTTCTCAGTTTGGTTCTGAAAATTCTTAAGATCCGCAGGTAAACCCTGAGGGAAACCACCTTGGCGGCCTAAAACTATATCTACATTTCGACGTAAAGCACCGATCGAAAACCTACCGAGATAATTCTTAAGAGCTCTACCGGCATCCTCTAAAACACCTGCACCCGGGATACTAGAAAATAAATTACCAAGCTCTTTAGCTAGGTATGCCGTGTTAGTAATAAGTCCAGAGATGGAGTCCGCAGCACCATCGACTTTGTCGATCAGTTTATCCATACCGCCGGCAGATGTACCTAAAGAGGTTACTAGAGCTCCGCCGATCTGCTCGCTTGCCTGCTCAGCCGCGATCTTGAGGCGAGCTATCGATCCGGCGTAAGAGTCTGCCGCGTTTTTAGATTGGCCTGCGTATTGTGTCGCGATAAGTTTTTCGATCTCAAGGTATGACTTACCGGCTAACTCTGCCTGAGTTAAACCTAAATTTAATTGGCGTAGGCCTTTTAGATTTCCTACGTATGCCTGACTTAAGATTTTTGTAGCTGAGACTAGATCCATACCCGTACCGGCACTTACATCGAGTGCGGTGTTGAGCATCGATTGAGCAATAGTGGTAGATCTAGTTACCTGAGCTAATTGGATAAATGAGGGTTGGAGCACGTCGCGATTAACACCGGTAGCCTTTTCTATAGCATCGATGTAACCCTCGGCCTCAGCCGTGGCAAAATTAAAACCTAAGTTACGTAAAGCGGTATCGAGGCGCTTAGCCTCTGCGATCTGCTCTCCATAAGCTGCTACGGCTTTTTTAGAATAACTTAAAAGTGCAGCGGCGCTAAACGTTACGCCAAGGGTACGCCCTAAATTTTTTACGGTTTTCTCAAAACCTTTAATCTGATTAGAGCCTTTAGATAAGGCTTTACCGTTCCACTCTGCGGCGGCGGATACAATTAAATTAGGTAACGCCATTATGCGGCCAATGCGTAAGTGGCCATACCGTAACGGCCATTATTAAAGTTATCTACGGTTTTCTCTATAGCTCTATATACGGCATCTTGAGCCTTGCCTTGGTCCTCTTTCCAAGCGCGATAGATCATACGGCCGCGCTCGGCTTGCTTGTCTCCGTAGAGTGGACCCATACGGCTAATAAAGTGAGCACCTGCGCCCGGGTTATTAGATTTACTATTTGGATCTCCACCCGGGTTTTTACGTCCGGCGGTCTCATAAATGGCACCGGCGGCAGACTTATTAGCTACAAAGTAAAGAGCTTGCCATCCGTTGCGGTTTTTCTTGCTAGGAGCCTGAGAGTAATAGATACCTTTTTTAACGGTCTCTGCATCATAAAGTGGAAACATACGTAAGCGGCCCTCAGTATTAAAAGTCCTAAACATCGAGTTACGTGCGGTTATGGTTTTACCTGCGCTGCCCTCTCGCCACATATAAAGATTATCGGGCTGAGGACTTGGCGCGTAGCCTCGTGCCTTGTCCCGGATAGGCAACATAGCCGCACGTACCTCGGCGTTCATCTCTTTTAACATTTCAGGATCAAGCCTACGGAGAGCTTTAACGGTTTCGCGTACGCCTTTTATAGCTACCGGCATTTTTATTAGCCTCCTCCGCTTGCTCGTTTAATACCTTTACTAACATCTTAAACATCTCGGCATCTAAGTCGAGTATCGCTTGAGGCGCGACCCCTAACCGTATTGATAGTTGCGCTACCAAATGAGTTAAAGTGCCGCGCCCTAAGCTAAAGGTAGATCGTCTAGTACCTCGACTTTTGCCAAGGTATCTAAAAACTCTGCCCCAAACATCGCTACGGTTTCGCCGCTAGTGCGTAAGCACTCCCACGCTAACCAATATACGTCGCTCTGTTTCTCGTCATCTCTAAAGGCTTTATGAAAACCTTTTTTTGCGTATAACTCAAAGGCGTACTCAATTCGCGGCGAGATTTGATGCTCTGTTACCTCGCCCGTAGCCCTTGTTATTTTGAGTCGTGCCATTTTTTGCCCCTTTGTTAGTTTGTTATGGTGCGGTTGTAATTACGATTGGAGAGTTACACGTAAACGTGATGCTCTGAGTACCGATATCTCCGACTGCGCCGTTAATATCTGTAGTGTTATTTACTAGGATGGTAGTTGCGTACTGAGGGTTAGTAGCTGAGGTAGTTGCGCTAGTTTGCTTTAGTGTGATTGGTACTGTCGTACCCCATGCAGCTTGTAGCGTTGCGTTTACGTTTGCCGCTGCGGTATCGCTCAAAAAGTCCAAAGAGATCGTTGAGGTCTCTAGGCCCTTAGTAAATTTTCTCGAGGAGTCACCCATAGCGGTTACCTCAAGCTCCTCAAATACGCGGTTAATTGTCGCGCTTGTAACATGGTCGGAGAGTGCGATCGAATTTAGCGTTACGACCACTCCGTTTGATAGAAATACGGCCATCGCCTATTCCTCGCTTTTCTCTGTAGTAGGTGTATGTGTTTTTGTTTCTTTTTTTGGTGCTT